AGTCTCGATAGTTGACGCTGGTAGTTGAGCAGCTTTGCACAAGAACTGTGCACGTTGTCCAGCTACCGCACCCAATGTAACAAACGCTGGGAATGTTAGTTCAGCACGGAATTGGTTAGGGCGAGCGCCCCCGCCAATCATCTGTGACTTAAAATCAGCAATATTTGCCATTTAAATTCTCCTTATTCTTTCTTATTTATTCTCTAATTAAGCGCCGATTTCGCTAAAGCTAATGCTTGAACGAGCAGCTACAAAGTTAAGAGTGATAAAGTTGATAGAACGGTTTGGCTTAACGAAGATGTCAGCAACAAAGTTATTAGAGTCAATTACTTGACCAGTGTTGTTAGACTCATCGCACTTAACAGCGAACTCTGTAATACCACGACGACCTTGAATGTCACGTAGGAATGGCTCGATCAAATTCTTGAACTGAGCACGAGTAAACGGATCATTGAATTCGAACAATTGATATTTAGCAGCAGTAGCGATAGCTTTTTCCATAACAATGAACAAGCGACGAACGTTGATACGATCAAACGCAGATGGCTTAGCCAACAATGTCTTGTCACCGAATAGAACAGTACCTTCTCCTGGGAATGTCACAACTGGGTTCACGCCAGCTTTGTACAATACGTCACGGTCTACTTTAGTTGGGTTCAATGCCAACTTAACAACGTTCTTGATTTGACCACGGTTTAGACCAGATGGAGAGAACCATGGATCGTTAGTGTAGTCAGTGCGTGCACATAGACCAGCAGTATCACCGTTCAATGGAATCCAACGATACTTGTCGTTGTAACGATCGTATTGGTACTTGTAGCCAGAGTCAAGAACAGCGTAAGAAGTGCTTGGAAGAGCATTACGGTAAGCAACCATAAGGTCAGTAGCAGCAGAACCAGTACCGATGATTGGTTCACCAGTAGTAACGTTCTGAGCAGAAGCGAATACAACGCAGTCTAAACGAACTTCAGCAACGTTGCTGATAACATAGTTAACAACAGTAGGAGAAGCCTTACCTGTTGCAATTAGAGAGATGTCATATTGTGCATCATCAGCAAATAAAGAGTATGCAGTTTGCAGTTGACCATCAGTAGCAGTAAGGTTATCTACACCACCAGATAGTGAACGAGTAATAGCAGTACCGAGAGTAGTGAATGCTTTGTTAGCAGAAGCCACACCCCAGTCAGAATTACCAGTATGATCCATCCAGTAAATATATTGAGAACCAGTATTGATAGCGTCTTTATAGTAATTGTTCGTACCATCAGATTTCTTAACATCAGATGCTTTAGAAACAAACGCAAACTTTTCTAGAACAGTACCTGGGATACCAGTCCACAATCCATCTTTATCAACCACAACTACATGTAGTTCATCATTAGATCCGCCTACATTAGAAGCGTGTGTTGATGTGGATGGAGCAGAATCAAAGCTGTCTTTGTATGACCAAGACGTAAAAGATGTTGAATCTGCCATAGAAACTAGCAAAGAGTTTCCTAGAGAACCTGGATAGCGTGCTGCCCATTCACCAGTAACACCTTCACCATTAGCAAAAGACATTAAGTAATCATTAGTGTTGTTGATTTTTACACCACCAACAGTAACAACGCCAGAATATACAGCTGTAGTTCCAGAAGATGGAGGAGCAATAGTAATAGATGGAGCACTAGAATAACCAGTACCAGCATTAGTGATTGTTAGACCAACAATAGTAGAACTAGAAATAGTCACTGTACCAGTAGCAAAACCATTACCACCTCCAACAGTAACTGTTGGTATAGAAGTGTATCCTGTACCAGCAGTAACAATAACGATATTGGTAATAGAACCACCAGAAACCTCAACTGTAGCAGTTGGTTGTGTGCCACCAGGAATTTGTGGGGCACTGAATGACACAATAGAACCTGAAGTGTATCCAGAACCACCTTGAGAAACTGTGACACTAGTAACACCACCACCAGACAAACGGGCAGTAGCAGTAGCTTGAATACCTGATACATCATTAGGAGCACTAATAGAAACTACTGGAACAGAAGTATATCCAGAACCAACGTTAACTTGAGTAACACCAGTAAGTGTTCCAGTTTGAATTGCAACAGCGTTGCGTTGAGTGCCAGTGTCAGCACGGCTGATTAATAGGCTATTTGTATAACACAGGAAGTTCGCTGCAGTAAAGAAAGACTGTGCATTAGCGTCTTGTGGCTTACCGAAGATACGAACTAATTCGTTCTCGGAAGTAACAGATGTAGGAGCCAAAACTGGACCCCATGCAAACGCACCAGCAAAAGCTCCACGTGAGCTAGACACGGCTGGAACGATTGATGAAAAATCTTTTTCTACGACTGCAACGCCTGGAGATAATTGGAAAGGCATTGTAATTCTCCTTGTTAATAAGTTTACTTTAGACAGAAAATCGTGTCTACATTTTATTTAGTTTTTACAAGTTTTCAACTCAGAAATTCAATGGCTCGGCATCGCCGTCTCCATTATCATAGAATCCGAATGGCGTCAGTTCCTCTTCGATAGCTTGCATCTGTTTCTTATACATAATCTCTCGGAGGTTTACATTATTTAGCTCTTTAAAATACGGGTTAGTTGTAAGCCAACCAAAGAGAACCAAAGGCATTACCAAGTCATCGTGATAACCTTCGTCTGCTGCATATGAACCCTTAACCTCAATGAAAGTAGAGATCTCGGAGATCGTATCGGCATCGTTGACAATCAGCTTATTTTCTTCGACCATAGCTTTGAAGTTTTGACATCCAATGCGTTTGACCTTTTTATCAGTGTTAACACCCAGCTGAGTTTTACCTCCACCGAAGCCACCACCGATAACTTGACCATTTGTGTGTCGGTTCACCATTAAAATGTTCTCATATTCGAGTTCACTATAAAGGATGTGCGCAACCTGTTCACTAATGTTCGTTTCAATTAAGATATAAGCCTCGTTGTATTCCTTACCAATCTTGTATAAAACGTTAGGATACAACAGTGGGCTAATCTCGTTATTTCTGTACTTACCAACAATACGGTAAGGCACTTCTGTGATGTCGATAATTTGGAAGGCAGAGTGGTCTCCACCAACACCCTTAGCAACGTCAGCAATAATACAATATGTGTGCCCAGCAGATGGACGTACATAAATGTCTAGACCATCTTTCTGATAGATGATTGGGTCTACAGACATCTTAGCAATAATATCGGCAGTAACCAATGTTAAGCTAGAACCCAAGAACTTACATGCAACCTCTTGGTTGTATTTGAGTTCTCCGAGCATCATCTTTTGCTCTAGCGCCCACTTTTCATCACGACCTGGAATTTCCCAGTAAGGGATGAATAGAGGGACGAATCCATTACGACCCTTCTCAGCGTCATTCCAGAATTTCCAGAAGTGATTGTAGCCGAGTGGAGTAGAAGATAGTAGAATCTTTGTTGTTTGACCCGCAGAAATAGTGGGGTAAACAGAAGTGAAGAACTGTTCAGCAACAGTATTTGGAATAATTGCAGCTTCGTCAACATACAATAAGTTAACAGACTTACCACGAATACCAGAGGCAGATGTCGCTGCAGTGAATACCTTAGAACCGTTTTCTAGTTCAATATCACCCTTGTTCCAAGTAGTAACACCTTGCTGTAGCCACAGTGGAAGAGCCTCATACATAGTTTGATAACGATCCAAAACTTCACGAGCAGCAGTGGCTTTGTTAGCCAAAATGGCTACGTTCTTGTTTGCTTGGAATAGAGTATACCAAAGGATGTAGGCAGCAGATGTAGTAGTCTTGCCTTGCTGACGACCTTCCATAAGAATAACACGACGGTTATTATGGATGATATTTATTTTGTTTTTCTGACAATCATATAAGGCGAACTTAATCAAACCATGATCTAGAGAAACGATGTAACAGTAATTTTCAATAAAGTAGATAGGGTCTTGGGAGCACTTCATATACTCCTGAACTTGTTCAGATGTATAGTTTACCTGAACTCCAGCTGCCTTTAAGTTACCATTTGAATTATAATTTTCTGATGCCATTAAAAGTTGTTCAGCCAGTCTTCACTGGATACTGTTGATGTAGTAGTGTCGCCTTCAGCCACAAATGACTGATTAGGATTACTAAAATTTTCATTGTTACCAAGATTAGCATTAACTTGAGTGATAACATTTTTGTCAGTGACTGCGCCATATAGATTTAACTTCATCTGGAAGTTTAACGTATGTGTCACAAAACGACGGTCTTGAAAAGAACCATCATAATTATCTTCTACCTGTACGCTATTTAGAATGATTGGAGTATCAGATTGGATACCCATATCTGGAATAGCATTTATCGTTAGGGTATACTCTGGAGTAAACGTTGGAAGAATTTGCTCAAGAATTTGAAGACCATCTTCTTGCGTTTTTGTTAAAATGTACAATGACATATCTAACGTGTATGGAACTGGAGTGTAGACAGCTTGTTGATTTGTACCAGTGCCAGATCTAACTTGCTGCATACGATTAACTTTACGTGAAGAATCGTAATTATAACCAGTAATCTCAAAAGACATTCTGGGGAGAGTAGTATAGGTATTGTTTTCTAGATTCGGATCAGAGTCTAAACGTACGATCCACTTTTCTTTTGGTGCGTAAGCTAGAGGAATTTGTAATCGCTGGGCTGTAGTACCATTAACTGAGTCGCCAACTTTACGATCGATATAGATGTCACTGAATAGTCGCCCGAATGCTACAATGCTTTTGCGGATGATGCCGTGATAGAAGATATTTCCGTTAAGCATTATTTAATCTCACCGAATGGGTTAGCTTCATCGAAGTTGATGATAGAAGATGCTTCTTCTTTGAACTTATTGTTGTCGCCATATGAATCTGATTTATCAATATTGATTTCGATCTCACATGTAGCATTTGCACCAATACCATCACCTATGATACTTAGTATAGGTGCTGTTTGATATGCAGTACCACTATTTTCTATAGCGATAGAAGTTATTCTACCTGCTTCAATAACTGGTGTTAACACGGCACCGAACCCAGCAGAACTAACAATTGATACTGTAGCGTGTGTGTATCCAGATCCATTATTAGTCATTGTAACTTTACTGATGCCACCGTTTGGATTTCGTGTGGTATTTGTATTAAATGTCTTCAATGTCTCAAACGTATCAATGGCAGAGATTCCTGTGTCGATAGTTTCAGAAGCATACTGGAATAACTCAACTTGCAGTTTGTAAACATATAATTTACCTAACTGATAGAAAGGATCTTGGTGTTGGACAAACTTGATCTCAAATAATCCCTTTGATAGTGGGAAATAAATTAGATCACCCTCATTTGGACGATTGGGTAACTGAGTCACACCATAACGTCCAACGAATTGTTCCCAACGACGACGAGCAACTACTAACGTTGCAGATTGTTCGACCATTAAACCAAACTTCTGGATAAATGCTCCCTGTCCACCGAAAGAATCTACATTCTCAAAGTACATCTCAATTGGAAACGCTGACTTAAATTCACTTAGACGGTCTTCTCCAAGGATGTTATCTTTTGAAACTAATGTTCTTGGAATGTACATAACCTCATTGCCATACATGCGCAATGATTCGATGATTAGATCTTCTACAAGATACTGCTCATTACGAGTACCGTGTGTGAAATAAACATTAGTTGTTGACATCTTAGCCCATCATAAAGTTAAGTGGCGCAGACTTGTTTTGCAAGTCATCTTCTAAGACAGCAATCTCTTGAGTGGCTTCTAGGTATAACTTATCACCATCTAGCGTAACACCACCTGGAAGTTGAATGCCAGTAAATTTCTTAATATTGATTGCCCACTGTTTCTTGAACTGCGCAGTTACATAACGCTTTAGCCATTGCTCGTTCCAAATTTTAGACCACTGAGTTGGATCCATTGCACGATAGCATTTGATAATAACGTAGTCACCGAACGCAACATCAGACTGCCAGTTGATATCAAGATACATACGATCTTGCAATCTATTAAAACGGAAATTATTTTTACCGTTAAGAGTCCAGTCTAGTAAGTCTAGATGCTGCATAACAGTAGTATAGTAAATGATAGATGTAGATGTTAAATCATACAAGTCATTTAAACGTAATTGATATTGTAAGTCGAAGATGTTCTTAGAAGAAGATGCTTGACCAATAGACAGAACATCTGTGATACCATAAACATAGTCTGGAATATTGATGTAACGGTTATCATACTCACGTGGAGTAATAGAAACAGTAGTAGCTGTTACAGTAGTGCCTTGAATAGCTTCACCATTGATGAATGTTCCAACAATATTCTTAACAAGCAATAAATTGCCAGCAGACATACGCTGAGATTCACGAGTTACTGTAGCTTTAGCTCCAGAAGTCGCTCCTGTAATGTGTTCTTCTAATACAAAATCTTGAGCGTTATTGGAAGATAGAACGATCTCAGATGCACGAATTTGTTGCTTTAGATAAATCTCTTCAATACCATCATAGTGGTATAGACGCCAGTAGTCTAAGCATTCGTCAATGCGGTCTTCTAGTTGATCATCGTCAACGTTAATCTCTAATACTGGAGCACCAAGTGCTCTTAGACAGTATTGTTTTAGACCTTCTCTAGATGTTGGGATAGCCATTTTTATACCTTGAATAGAGTCGCTTGACCTTTAATAGCAGCAGTTCCAGAAGAACACGTTGCGAAAATAGTTAAAGTTCCAGAAGAAATAGAACCAGAGAAAGTAGTGTTACTGTTTGCGCTTTGCATTTCAGTTGCTACTGTATAGTTTTCATTAAATGTTACTGTAGTACCATTATGCATAAACAACATTTCCATAATCCTGTATGCACTACCATTTGTGACAGAAAAAATCACTTTGCCAGAACGGTAAGTAGCAGATGGTATAGCTAATATTGCAGTTGGCGATGTACCAGAAGTAGAAACAGTCAACCCTCTTGTTGTCATTATATGATCGTCAGTTTGCCATCCAGTCGCAGCCCCCCAAACGATAGTCTTATCAGTAGCACCCTTTAGGGTAATACCGCCACCTTCAGCAGTAGTATCGGTTGGGCTAGCCACATCACCAATAATAACGTTCTTGTCTTCAACGACTAAGTTGACTGTATTGATGTTTGTAGTAGTACCGTTGACAGTCAAGTTACCATTAACAGTAAGGTCTACAGTTGTTACTGATGTTAATCCAGCAAGATTAGTAGAAGCACTACCCAGAGAAATAACTGTAGTGCCAATTGTAACGTCGGCAGTTGCCCATGTAGGAGCATAACCTGCACCAGCAGATTTCAAGAATGTTCCAGAAGCACCAGCTGTAATGAATGTAGATAAACCAGTATCAGCCTGAATAATCAACTGTCCAGCAGAACCACCAGCAATGTTTGTTGCTGTTGCAGCCAGATTAGATGTACCAGCAGAAATTGTAGAAGCAGAAACCCAAGTCGGAGCACCAGTACCACCAGATACTAACAACTGACCAGATGTACCAGCAGAAGAAAGAGATAATCCACCAGAAGTAGAATAAGCAACAGCACCTGCCACTGCAGATAGTGAAGATCCTGTACCACCGTAAGCTAATGCTACAGCGTTACCTTGCCAAGCAGAACCAGTACTGAATGT